TTCTGGGCATATAATACATACCTTTGTATCACTTCCTTTGTATTCAACTTTTGAATAATCAAATCTATTTCCGTGTTTCAGTACAGCCTTTTCTATAAATTCTTTCTTTGAATAACTATTTTTAAAATTTGTTATTTCTATACCGCAAGTTGGACACCCTCTAGGCCTAGTTTTGTTTAAATGATTAGATGGTGTTTGCCAGAATTCACCATGCTTTGGGCATATAATACAAACTTTTGTATGATTATTCACATATTCAACTTTTGAATAATCATATGTATCACCGTGAATCCTTTTAGCTTTTGTTATGAATTCATTAGTTGTGGATTTTTTGCTCATAGTGCAAAGATATATAAAAAAAATTAAAAAAACAAGTGTTTTACGGAGAAAGCACTTGTTTTATTCTTGAAATCTTTTCGTTTATAGAAGATTTTAACTTATTTGTTTCGTCCGATTCAACGTATTGTTGAAGTTCCTCGGCTTGACCAACCCAAGCCCCAGGAGTTGACGGGTCACTAACCACGTCCCAGCAAATAAGCTCAAAATCATCGCCAACTATATATTGGCCAAGTTTCTGTTCAACAGAGCCAACGCCTCTTGATGACACGCCAATCTTTATTCCATTGAGAAGAAGATTAGCCATTTGGTCACCACGAGTTGAAACAATACCGTATTTTCTGAATCCGTATGATGTGTTAATCATACACTTTCCAACGAGCGTCCTTCCTTCCCAGTGGAGTTCTGTGATGTTAATCGCAATCCTATCTAGGTCAATAGTTGATTCGGCTGGGTGATTGAGTTCACCTATGGCATTACTCTCTTGTATTTTCTTTTGGTATACCTCAACCTGTTTCTTTAACACTTCTTCTGGGTATATCCTACCGTTGGCATTCTTTACACCGAATTTTTGAAACACGGCATCAACAATGAATGGGTGTGGAACGTGCCATTCTCCGTCTATCCCCTCTGTTATTTTCTGTGGGTTCTTGACGTACATATATCCGTCCTTCTCTATTAGGATGCCATGTCCTGTTTTACCTTCCTTTATAATTTCAAGTTCTTTTTTCATCACCAATTATATTTTTTATTATAAATATTTAGGTATATTCAAATATTTATATAATGCGCCATATTTGAAAAATATATGGCTTTATTGTCATAAACATCACTATTTTTAGGCGTTTACGAAATTTTTTTATATTTGTGATATATTTATAATTAAAAAATAATGCATTAAAATTTATTTCTAGATGAAGAATATTAGGAGCAAAGTTGTAAGAGAATCTTTACTTGATTACAACGCACTCGCAAAATCTTTGCAGGAAAACACTGAAGGTGCAGTCAAGAATCTTCTTAGTGAGACTGTACGTGATACATATGCCAAGTTGCTTTCTGAGTCCGATGAGGACTACGAGGAAGACGAGGTAGTTGATGGAGAAGTGGAAGATACTGCTGATGCAAGTGGTGCAGACGAAGCTGGAATCGATGCTGGCGCTGAGGAAGACTCAGAGGACATCGACGCAGGAATGGAAGCTGATGCAGATGCCGAAGATGGAGAAGAGTTACCAGCGGAAGATGGTGACGACGTTCCAGCTGAGGAGGGTGCTGATGCCGAGGGTGATGATTGGGCAGAGTTTGACAAGTACAAGGTGTCAGATGACGAGTATGACTTCTCAGATGCGGAAGACGAGGAAATCGTAAAGGTTTACAAACTTATGAAGAATGATGACCAGATTCTCGTTCATAAGGACGATGACAAGGTCAAGATTCAGGACAATGAAACTGGAGCTGAGTACATAGTTGACCTTGGTGGTGATGATGAGGCTGCTGGCGTTGCTGCTGTTGAGCCAGGTGAGGATGAAGATGAAATGGAGTTCGAACTGGAGACTGACGACGATTCAGATGCTGATTTTGAAGACGCTGAGGGAGACGACGTAGCTGATGATTTCAGTGATGATGAAAATAATGACATAGACGATATGAAAGAATCAACAGAGAGAATGTTTGAGCTTGTATTAGAATATGACTCAAACGTAGGATACACTGACAATTATCAGAAGAAGGACGTTATGACAACCCCAGGTATGTCAGAGCCAGGTAAAAATGTAAACGACTGGGACGCAGGTGTACCAAAGGGCAAGTCAAAGCCTTGGTCTGGTAAGAAAGGTGACAAGAGCGAGAACCAGCCATTTGACGCTGAAAAGGGTAAGACGGTCGAAGAAGGTGCTGTTAACGAGTTGAAGACAAATGCTGAACACGCTGCTAACAACGGAAGCACTTCAAGGACTGACGGTCCTAATAACCCAAGGGCACGTAAGGGACGTAGTTTCCACACGGCACAGAACGGACAGGAAACTGGTACTGGTGATAATGCTTACAAGGGTGGTAACAACAACGTAGAAGTTGATGTTAAGGTTGAGAACACCATTAAGAAGGTCAACAAGACCCTCAAGGAGAACAAGGAACTCAAGGAGACTCTTAACACTGTGATGTCATCACTCAAGGAGGCAGCTGTGACAAACCACAACCTTGCACAAATAATTAAGCTTATTTCTGAGAACTCTACCACTAAGGAAGAGAAGGAGGAGATAATCAGGAAGTTTGCTAACGAGGCTAAGACAATCGACGCTTCAAAGACCCTTTACGAGTCTATCAGCAACGACCTTAAGAAGGCAAAGAAGATGAACATCACTGAGGGTGCTAACCTTTCAGTTGAGAGTTCAAAGAAAATCAACGAGACTCCAATCTACAAGTCACAGGACATCATGGAATCTCTTGACTTGATGCACAGAATGATGAAATAAAGTATTTTTCATAATTTGTGTATATTTATTAAAAAAATAACTAATAAAAAATAATTTCATTATATGAAGGAATTTCTATCTAGTGGCGTAGTTGGTAACATTGAGTACAACGCCCAGAAACAGATACGTGAGAGCATTCAGAACCGTTGGGACCAGCTCGGTTTCACCGAAGGTCTTCCAGCAGGTATCAAGGAGAATGTTGCTACGTTGTATGAGAACGAGGCTAAGCACTTGATTTACGAGGCTACAGCTTCTGACAATAGCGGTTCATTCGAGACTGTGGTGTTCCCTATCATCCGTAGGGTATTCAGCAGACTTCTCGCTAATGACATTGTATCAGTACAGGCTATGAACCTTCCTGTTGGTAAGTTGTTCTTCATCCTCCCTGTTACTTCAGAGAGAGAGTGGGAACTCCCAGCAGACGCAACAGGTGACACTGAGCCTGGTGATATCGTAGACGGTACTACTGGTCGTCACCTTGGACTTATGGGTTATGACAGAGTTAACCGTAATAAGGAAGGACGTGTTGAGCCACGTTACTATCTCCCAGATGAGACAATCAACGACCTCCAGAATGCATGGTATATCCCAGTTCTTAGCGACGAGGATACCTATGACACATTCGATGCAGCTAAGGAAGCTGCTGAGGCAGCAGGTCTTACCCCAACTGCTATCCGCAGAGTTGGTCCAGAGGTGACACAGTATTTCCAGAAGACTCTTTATGACCTCTTCTACAATGACTTCCTCTATGACAACTCAAAGGGTAAGGTTACCATCAAGGTTGGTAGTGCAATTCCTGTATTCCTGACACCTGGTGGCGTTCGCCCATTCGGTGCTGACAACCTTAACAAGTACTTCAAGAGTGGTTTTGATGGTACTGTACGTAACATCATCCTTGAGATTGACGGTTTCTCTTCATTCAACGCTTCTAAGCTGACTGGTCCTGACGGAAACGAGATGGACACCGAGGAGTTCCTCGCATCTTTGAAGGTTATCACCCAGAAGGAGCTTCCAGCAGCTAACGTTCCTGGTTCAGAGAGCGTTCAGACCGCTGCTTTCAGAAAGTTCGAGTCTGTTCCATTCAGAGTTGTTACTCAGAAGTATGGTAAGGGTATCGTAGAGTACGGTGCTGCTTGCGACGCTGAGGGTAAGATGTATATCGAGCTTGACCTCGCTAAGCCAGTTGTACAGCAGGCTGGTACAATCGACGGATACGTTGGTGTTGACGCAGCTGCTCTTGACGCTGCTATCTCTAGCGGTTCAACTGAGGAGACAAAGGAGAATCTTGCAAAGCTCTTCAAGATTGCTTGGGCACAGTATGATTCACTTGAGCTTGAGACCGAAATCGGTGAGGTTAGCTTCAAGCTTGATTCAGTAACTGTATCAGTTGTAGAGAGAAAGCTTCGTGCTACCTGGTCTCCAGAGCTTGCACAGGACGTTTCTGCATTCCACAACATCGACGCAGAGGCTGAGTTGACCGCTATCCTTTCAGAGCAGATTGCTGCTGAAATTGACCGTGAAATTCTTCGTGACCTTAGAAAGGGAGCACCTTGGCAGGCACGTTGGGATGTCAATGGTTGGAGAAGAATGGCTGCATTCTCTACAAACTACACTCAGAAGGACTGGAATCAGGAGTTGATGACTAAGATTAACCAGATTTCTGCACAGATTCACAAGTCTACACTTCGTG